TTTGAAGATGGCTTCCAGCCTCCTAGCACCCGAGTTGAAGGTATTGTTGGTGACGTTGATCGTACGATTCGTTCCAGCAGTGTCAAAGAAGCTTTGAAAGTATGGGACGAAGTTTATCTGTATGAGACAAATCGTCTTGCACAGATTCTCTACGTTGCAAACTACAAAGATCCTTTCCAGGCACGTTATCGTTTTGAGCGTTCTGGAGCTGAGTTTATTCAAGCTTTACCTGGCCCCGCTGATACAGCAGTCGGTGCAAATATCTACCTCAACATTACCCATCGCTGATTATGTTAGACGCTCTTATTGGTGGTCCATTTATTTATGGACAAGGACGATCTGGTAGTTTTGTAGATAAAGCTGCTCAAGCAATCCCTGGAATGACACCAGATAAAGATACTGATATTGGACGTGCAGCAGGTCAGTTTCTTCAGCAATTTTTACAAGGCACTCCTGAAGCACAGCGTTCATACACTGTTGATGCCGCTGGTAATTATCAAGCAGGAAGTCCTGTGATGTATGGAACACTGCCTGCATCAGCCCGTGTTGTTACTGATTATCCGGAAGGCATTCCTACAGGTGTAGGAGGTGGTAATGCAGGTCAAGCACAATCACTAAATCCCAATGCTCCAGGAGGTGGTTACATTGCTCCTACTTCCGTTCAACAAAATTTACCTACCACGCAGCCTTCACCTGTTTCTCAGCTTTCACCTCAAGACCGTGCATACGCAAAAGAACGTGCACGGGTTGAAGCGATGGTGCAATCTAATCCTGATATGCAAAAACAGGATATTGCAGCAGAACGAGCAAAAGTGCGTGATCAAGGACTAGCTGAATGGGCAAAAGCAAATCCCGAGTTAGCTAAAAACGTACGCCCTGGACAAGTTGGATATGAAATTGCAAGGGACGTTGCATATCCAGTGCCCAGTTCTTTAGCAGATCCTTCTATTCCAGATCTTGGATACAATGTTGATCTTCAGTTTGATCCAAGCATTGGTCGTACTGTTACCAGTGCAGATGTAAAACCTAGTGTTGTTGATACTTCCACTCAGCTCCCACCTAGTGCAGAGCAAACTTACATGGATCCTGGTTTTTATCAATTACAAGGATATCAACAAGGACAAGGAGCAGCCGAATCCCAAACAGAAGGTCCTAAAACTGCAAAATTAGGTTCAGCAATTCGTCGTGAGCTTTATCCTCTGTTTGATAACAAAACTTCAATGAGTTATCAAATGCGCGAAATGTTCCCTGACCGCTCTACGCAATCTTTAGAAAACACTATTCAAGAAAGAGGAGTGCAACTTCCTGGTTCAATGATTAATGCAGATGCACAAAATGAACTAATAGGTGGTGCAACCGATAATTTTCCATATCAATATGATGCACAAAGTCGAGAAGTAGATAAGCTTATCAATATGCTTGCACAAAACCGCCGTGGAATGTAATCTTTATGTCTAAACAATATAAACTTACTCCTGCTGATAGAGCTGCTGTTTTTCAAACAGCTAATAACTTAGGAATGGATCCTTATTCCTTTGGTGCAATCTTGCAACAAGAATCAGGAATTAATCCCAATATCTGGGGTGGTCAAGGTGGTAATTATTATGGTGCAATCCAATTTGGTAAAACAGAACGTGGAGAAGCTGGTTTAGATCCATCTAGAATTGGCAATTACACACTTGCGGAACAAATGCCGCACGTTGAAAAATGGTTAAAAGGACGAGGTTATAAACCAGGTATGGGAGTTGAAAAAGTATATGCCACTATCTTAGGTGGTAATCCAGATGCAAATATTTATGCAAAAGATTCTTTTGGCACATCTGTAGCTGATTCAGTTAAACGTTTTAAACCAGGGGGCGTACATTACGCCACAGCACAAAATAAATTAGGTGTTACTCCAGAAGGCGCTTTGGTAGGGCAACCACAACAACCTGGAACAACTACAGACGCAACCAAAAGTAATCTTAGAAATAGCATTACCAATAACTTTCTTACTAATTATATTTTTGGTACAGCTGATACTGCTAAAAAAGAGGATAAGCCTAAGTCTTTAGTTGATCAATTAAAACAAAATTTATTAGGCCAAGTAATGGGAATGGCAAGTCAAAGAGGTAGCACAGCTTCTTTGGCACAACAGGTAATCAATCAAGGACGTAGTGAAGAAGAACAAAGGAAAAAACGCTCTTTACCACAACAGTTAGTTGATCAAATTAAATTAGGAGGAGGTTTTGTAAGCCCTGGAAGCTTAATGCAAAACTACAATGACTTTTATAATAGACTGTTTTAAAATAGAAGAACTGCCAACAACATAAGATGTCCTCCACCAATACAAATAAGCAGCCTGTATTTATTGATCGCCCGCTTATTTCTCGTGCTCGTGTTACTAACCAAGTAGTTGGTAACTCAACCAACTTAATGGTACAGGGTGGTCAAACACCAGCAATTCTGGTTGACATGGACGCTAGCTTAAGCTCTGACAATAACAGTGGTGGCATTATTGACTCCATCCGCATTGTACGAGATGACATTCCTTTTGCTAACAGTGTTGATTACACAGTTAATGCAGCAACTGCTGGTGATTTAATTGGTGTCGTTAGTGGTCAAGTAGTTCATGTTGAAACTACTGGCGTAATTAGTGGTGTTGGTGGTGCAGAATTTGGAGCTGGTTATTACACCTATACAGGCTCAGTTGCATTTGGTGGCATTAATACTGAGTTAGCTTATTCAGGTGTAGGCGCTGCCAATACAGGTTTTACCTTTACTGCATTTGAATCTGGTCAAACTCCTTCTATTACTTTTGCGGTTTATCACACACGTGGTACAACTGTTCCTATTCCAGGTGATGGTGATTATACAGTTTTATTTACAAAAACTGTTCCCCCTAATGTTGCTGCAGTTGACTGTTCAGACGTGATGCCTGAGATTAATGTGCCTGTTCCCCAACAAGGTTCAACAGCAGGTTTAACTACTTCTGGAGTGCCTCTTAAGAACCGCGCAATTAATCTCCAACGGGGTGATCGTTTATACGTTGGTGTTGTACAAAAAGGAAATCAATCTACCACTTCAGGTTACATTCCAGGCGCACACGTCTTTGCACAAGGCGGATTCTATTGATATGGCCCGGAAAAGACAAAGAGGTAACTTCGGTAATTTTGGTGCTGATTCCTTTAGTCGAATAAGAAAAGTAGAAGAATATACTGTTCAGCCAGTTCGTGCAGCATTTGGAGGTAGTCTTCCAAATACAATTTATACCAGTGATAGAGAGTCTACCTGGTCACGCTGGAGGCGTGGCTGGGAGTTGGCAGCAGCAAATGGTGTAGAAAGACCTTTCTTTTACGATTTTAGGTATCAAATTCCAATCTTTGATCATGTTGATATTATCGGTAGCGGAAGAGCACCTTTTATGTCAGGTTGCCTTCAGGGGTTTTTAACAGATAATAAAGAACTTGGAATGCATTGGTCAGGACGAATTAATCCTGGCAACTTAAGATTTGATCGTATGACAGACGAGCAAGGGACACCTCTTGCTATTTCAGGAGAAGTAGAGCCAGATATTTTATTCTTGGATAAACCACAAGACAATCTTAATTACTGGTACATTCAACTAAGTGGAACGTTTAGTTCAGGCACTGTTTCAGGTGTTAGTGCACCTCTTCCTCCACCGTTTTTTGTTACTTTATCTGGTGGTGTTAGTTTTAAACCTGCAAATGGAGATACATTAGAAGATAAGATTATCACCCTTAGTGGAGATCCGATTGACCAAGACACGATTGACCCAGCTACTGGAAAACGCTTTGGCTTTGTACAAGCTGTACTTGCTGATGTTGATCAAAACCAGGGCATTCTCAAAGTTGAAAAAATAGGCTCTGTAGAAGCAACAATAGATTCAGGTGTTTTACAAACACCCTCTCGCATACCTTTTCATTCAGGTAGATTTCTTCAGTCTGGTGCACGCTACGCGTGTACTTGTCAAGATTTTACACGCAGAAATTACGCATATCTTTCAACGCTTGGATTGTATAAGAAACCACAATTTGCAAAGGCCAAGGTTTCCACTATTAAACCAGGCCGTACGGAAGAAATGGTTAACCGTGGCAATGTACTAAACGCAGCGCAACAGCAAATAACTGATATTGCCTTAGGTAACTCTTTTATGACCATTGTCTATCCCAGTGGAGAAGATAATAAATACTCTGTTTTAGGCGTATCTTTAACAGAATCAGGCAAAATCTTAGAGGATCCTAAAACTTTATACAGAGATAACCCAGCTGTTTTTAATGACTTTGGTTCTATTTATACCAGAGATTTTGGAGATAATCCAAGTGGTGTGGCAGAAGGTATGCCTAAATATCGTGACTATAAACAAAGTGGTTTAGATATTACAGAGATTTCTGATACTTGGACATATACATTAGATCAATATCGATATTGCAAACATATTTATGCAATGAAATTTTCAGATGGTGAGTTTCCCAACGAACCTTCTGACTTTCCTGTGGAAGATGGTTTTATGAGTGAGTGGGAAAACAAACTTGTATTAGATACAGAAATGAAACAACGCAAGGCGTTTGATCGCCTTGCTTACTACGGATTAGGTTATATGGATACACCTCCTTTTAACGTACAGTCACCAATAATGAGTGTGATGTTACAAAAGCTAATTAATATGCCTCAAGAATTCATACGAATTCAAGATTTCTTTATGGTCGATTCCGAAGGAAATATATACAATGTCGCGTCTGGTGAGACTCCTACAGCACCTACAAAACAAGAAAACTATGTCGTCAAAGACTGGCGCTTCCCTTCTGGTGTTGGGTATTAATTTGACTTGACACTACTTAATCCTTTATAATGTATTCATCAAGTTTTAATAAGAAAACTTGATCTAAAACTTAAGCAGTCCATAAAGGTCAATCCAGTGTCTATAGTTTCCTTACTACTGTATCCGTATCATGTTGCACATGCATCTCCCAACGGACCCACGTATCGTTGACGAAATCTTTTCTTTGAAGACTCAATCTGACATGGAAGATGTCGGATGGCTTTTAGCCATGGTTGCCACTTATGGCAAGACTCCTTTGGAACTAAAGGGGTTCACCTGGAACGATGACAACAGCATTAACATCAAATCAAAAAAACGTTCTATTCGCCCACTTCATCCCCAGTGGGTTTTCTTGTTTCAACTCAAAGAAAAGCAGCCCTTCAACCTGAAGAGCCGCTGGTCTTCCCTCTGTTCTAGCCTTGAAAAAACCTGTGGCTATGGCAACGTGAGCCTTACCATCAAAGGTTTGCTACTGGCGCATAAAGTCCGTAAAGTCTATTACACCCCCCTCAAGCAGTCAGGCGATTGTCAGAAGCAGACTGGGAAGTCTCTTTTAACGGCTTGACTTTTTGATTTTCTAACTCTGACAAGCGGTTTTGGACTAAAGGAATATTCCAGTAGTATGTATCCCTTGACCGAGTCAAGGGTCCTGCACCATAATGTCTGCCAAGTTTGAACGTACCGTTATCACGCATGCGGTGAAGGTCCTTGCGATCGATGTCGAGGATCCGTTCGGCTTTGTGGACAGGAGCCCAGTTCTTAGAAAGTGCTTGCATGAGGTGGTTGGAGCTACATATTTAAATTAGGCTTTCACAAATTTATGTCAAGTTGATTGGAGATTATATCGATTCGTTTAATGTGTGTAAAGTTATGTGAGGTTTGGCAGACATAAAATAAGATAACGGCTAGGAAAACATGTTCAGAACGGAGAACGAACCTCTCGTCCTTCTCATTGAACTAACTCCGCGATTAGCTAAAAGACGTTTTCGACAATGTATATACGAGGCTTGGGATCATAAATGCGCTTACTGCTCTGATAACGCTACTAGTTTGGATCACATTGTTCCAAAGTTTAAGTCTGGTAGTTCTGCTTGGTTTAATCTGGTACCTGCTTGTTTACGCTGTAATGGAAATAAGGGGTCGGAAGATCTTGAAGAATGGTATTACAAACAAGATTTTTTCTGCGAGAAAAAACTTGAAAGAATCATCGAATGGACGAAAGGAGATAAAATAGAATTTATATCTGATACAACAGAGCTACGGCTTGAAGCAGCATAATGGGACCTACAGATCTTACCAAGAAATATTCTGAAAGTTATGGTAGTTTATCTGACGCAGAAAAACAAGAAATTAGAAAGCAGTTATTAGGTCTTAATGACGAAGGTAGTGAAGTTCAATTTACAAAAAATAAAGATGCTTTCCTAGTCAAGCTTTTACAAGATAATACTCTTGGTGTAAAAGCTGCTCAACAAGATGCCTTCCGTGGATTAGCTGCTGATCTTTTAAAAACAACAGTTGATCAATTAAAGCAACAGAAAGCTAAAGAAGCCGAATTTGAAATGTTCAAAGGGCTTCCAGGTTTTAATGAAATTGCTGGCATGGGAGAGAGTCTATCTAACTCCTTTTTGTCAGAAATTGGCGGTGCTGCTGGCATGGCTGGTGTCGATGCTGGTTCTTTATTTGGAGGATCAAAAGGAATTGAAAATTTGGCCGGTCTTGGATTTCTCCAAGGGGCTCAATATAACTGGCAGAAATGGTTTGATGGGGAGCTGAGTAAAAGATATGAAGAGATGAAAAAAGTTAAAGGTACAGCGGAAGCAAAAGAAACATATAAGCTAGAAAAAGAATTTATGGATTCTTTTGTTAAAGATTATATTAAACCTCGTTTTGATTACTCAAGATCTATTGATGAGTTTATTAGCTATATTGATGTTAAACAAGATGAAGAAAATATTTTACAAACAGAGACTACTCTTAAAAGCTATGAAGAACTAATCGATAAAAAAACTAAAAAGTTTTATCAAGATTTACAAGGAAAAGAAATAGGTTTTAGTTCTAATTTTTATGCTGACCCTTTAAACTCTTACAAAAAATTAGAAGACGGAACCTATGAAGGAATTAGTGCTGCTAAACAAGCAGAGTATGAGGCTCAAAAAGCAAAATTTGAGGAAGACTGGGATGAAGCAAAAAAAGATCCAAAGCAAAAACAAAAGTACCTTGGAGGTAAAAGCTGGAAAAAAATGGCAGCGAAATATGGATTTGATATAAACGATAAGGAACAGTTTGCCAAATTACACTACAACGTTGTTGGTCATAAAAAGAAATTTGATGGTGCAAAAGATCTAATTAGTAATGCAGATATTGAAAATTTTATTGCTGAAGAAATTATGCCATCCATTGCTGAGATGGATTTAAAGTTTGGCAATAAACCTTTCATGGACTTTGTGTCTCCTGAAAAGTATGCAGATGATTTATTGAGTGATTATGAAGTCGGTACAGATGAATACTTTGAACAATTAAAAGATTTAGGTATTGATGCTAAAGGTTTAAACCCTGATGAAGTACGTGATGCAGTTATTAATGGATTGACAACCGGGAGCGCGGATGAGATCCGCGCAATGATTAAATACTATAACGAAAGAAAAAAGAAACCTTCTCAAAAGATACTTGGAGTTAGTTATATCGAAAGAGAAGAAGATTACGATAAAGATGCAATTAGTGATGATGCAAATCCTTTATATGCTTTATTTGCTAACAGCGGTTATAGCGGAACAGAAGAAGAGTTCTTTAAGGAGTTTATGCCTGATGCAGATCAAGGTGATATGAATATGATTCAAGATGCTTTAAGTGGAGATGGTATTGGAGGAATGTTTGATGATTTAGATATGAGTGATCCCTTTAGTGCTTTGGGATCTCTGGGAGGATTGATGGGTGATAGCCAAACTATGTTCGGAGACGATACAATTAAATCTTCTTATAAAGATAAAGAAAGCAGTTACTTTGATATATTCGGAGATAAAGAAAAAGAATATGACGACTATACTAATAAATACAGTGGTATGCAAGATTTAGGCGGCTTTGGTTCATTCGATTACTTCTAATAATGTCTAAACATAAGAAGGCTGCTAGCGCAGCTAAAAAAGCAAAAGATCGCTTGAAACCCAACAAGCCGGTTCGGACTCCAAATCATCCGACAAAGTCTCACATGGTTCTTGCGAAAGAAGGTGGTAAAGAGAAGTTGATTCGTTTCGGACAACAGGGCGTAAAGGGCGCTGGGAAAAACCCGAAGACAGAAAAAGAGAAAGCACGTAAGCGTTCATATTACGCACGACATAACGCTCAAGATAAAAACCCTAGCAAAATGTCAGCACGTTATTGGTCACATAAGGTGAAGTGGTAATGAATTTAGCAGGAAAATATCAATCACAAATACCTACTCTTCAGCAGGGTTTAAATAATCTAAAAGGTGCGTTAAGAAATCTTGTGCCAGGTAGTTTAGAGTATCAACATACATTAAATATGATTGGAGAGTTTGAAAAGGATATTGCTATGGTTGTTAAAGATACTCAACAGTATATAAAGTGAAATGGTGATATGAATATCCCTAACCAACAAATTAAAATTCCTAAAAAGCAATTTGAGGAAATCGCTGGTAAATATATGATGGTTATTGGCAATCCAAATTTTGGTGAAGCAGATCAAAATGATGCAATGATAAAACTATCTGAGTTTATGAATCGTTATACATTTAAGTAAATAATATGGATCCTAGACTATTAACTCCGCAAAGTCGTAAACAATTTGCTAAGGCATCTAATGCAGCAAGCCGTTACCAGGCAGCAGCACTACGCACTGGAGAAGCAGAAATTAAAAATAACCCTTTTAGAACCAGAGCTTTTAGCCCTTTGCTTCAACAAAAACTAAGAGAAGGACAAGATATTGGTAGTCCTGTAGGCGCGACCATGGCTTTGGATCCTACAATGTCTGCTTATTTATTTAGAACAGGTAATTTTGGAATTGACGACCTTGCTACTTTACAAGGTATCCCTGACTTCTACGGATAATGGTCAACGTTGAAATGGAGATGTCAGTAGAAGATTGTCGTACTTTATACACAGCAGTCTGTGATGCCATTCAACATTGGCCTGGATCTCCAGCTCGACCTGCACAAGAACAAATTAATCTGCAGCAGATGAAGACATTTTTGTTTAGTATTCTGTGTGAAGCATCTTTAGATCTATGAAAAAAGGCGGTGGCTACGTTGTTGCAAAGCCCAAAAAAACGCGTCAAGGGTCAGGCAAGCATTCAAAAGCCAATCACGGACGTAAAAAATACCGTGGACAAGGAAAATAATATATAGTGTAAAGATATGCAGTCGGTTTGATGTATCCATATAAAGATGCTTTGAACATCATTAAAACCTTTGAGGGTTTTAATGAGAAAGCATATCCGGATCCTGAGACCGGCTCAGAGCCATATACCATTGGATATGGGACTCAGTTCTATCCAGATGGTTCTGCCGTCAAGCAGGGCCATCTGTGCACCAAAAAGAAAGCATTAGAGTACCTACTAAAAGAAGTTAATGTAATTGCTCACGAATTGAAAGCCCTTAACATCGGTCTTGATGGGGATATGGAGCAGGCTTTAATATCTTTTATTCATTCCATTGGATGGGAAAGCTTCCTTTACAGTTCACTTATTGATTTTATTGAACGTGAAGAATATGTTAGTGCAGCCGAAGCAATGCAGCAATGGATTTACGATAACCAGCATCGTGTTATTGGTGGTTTAGTAGAGCGCCGTAGAAAAGAAGCACGGTTGTTTATGAACAGCATTAACGGGAGTGCTTGGAATTCAACTGAAATTTTGCTTAAAGCTTTTCGTAATTATTCAGCAGCACCCCATGAGGTGCGTGCAATCCGTACCTTAGAGACCAGCATTTCTCCCTACGTTTTGTCTGAATTTGCTAACAATTTTGATTTAGATAGTGACAGCTTGTACAGAGAATTTAGTACGGAAGATTTGAAGACAATTTACAAGTGCTGGGATTAAAATAACAACAGAATTAGAAAAAAGCATGGGTGATTTAGAAGCTACAAAGGAGTTTGATTTACCACTACATCTCCAGCTTGCCATGCGTAAAGCAGAGATTGCAGCCAAGGAAATGACTTGGGAGCAGCTGGAAGCAGCTCTTTTAAATCTCTATCATCAGCGGTTGCTTGAAATTCAAGCAATTAAAGATATGCTCCAATCAGAGCAGATTGAACTTGAGTTTGATATCCCTACCGATCTTGAATTGGCACAGCTTGCTTTGTCGATGATGCGCCATGAAGACATTTTTGGCGAAGATGACGAAGATGATGCAATGCCTTTTTGATTGAGATAGAGATAATGCTGTCAACTAAATACCGTCTCCGCCTAGAGTTTATCTGCGGACGCATCGCAAAAAATGCGGAAGTGGAATTGCCTGACATGATTTGGGCAGAAAAACTAGCGAAAGCGAATACCACTGCTGGTGAAATGTTGCGTAAAGCACGCAGAGCTGCGTCCAATCCTGATATGCCGAAAGAAGGACTAGACAATTTTATGAATGCAATGGACCTGGGAGACCCAGATCCAAGCAATCACCGTACAGAATTCAAGAGTGCCGACGATATCGTTGAGTGGTTCAGTCAGGAAAAAACGGATGACTGGCGACAACGCGACTAATCTTTTTTCTTTTTCTTTGTTGGTTTAGTCTTCTGATTAAAAACTGAGGTATTAGGGTTAGCCTTTGGTTTACCTTTAGGTTTTTCTACTAATGACCTCAGTTTACGAAGATCGTAATAGTCAGGATTAGCCATTACTCAACTTAACGATCAACCTACTGTACGCCGACCAGGTCCAGTACGGCGACGACGGCGTGGACCAACACCAGGACGAGGACGTTTACCACCAGGGAAAGAAGGTTTCTTACCAGGCGGTTTAGGCGCTGGACGCTTACCACCAGGGAAAGAAGGTTTCTTTTCTTTAGGATCAGCTAAACCTTTACCACGCTTGGGTTCAGGTTTCGTGCGTTTTTTAATTGCACGCTTAGGAGTCTCCTCACGTTTTTTAATTGTACGCTTGGGACGTTCTTCGCGTTTTTTGATAGAACGTTTGGGAGTCTCCTCGCGTTTTTTAACTGAACGCTTCTTACGTAATTCAGGATCAGCTAAACCTTTACCACGCTTGGGTTCAGGCTTAGGTTTAGGCTGAGGTGCGGGAGTATTCTTCCCGATAGCCTCTTTTTTCATCTTGGGAGTGCCTAAGCCCTTCCCCCGTTTGGGCTCAAAATCTTTTTCCATATGCTAAAAAATGGATATATTTATTTTAGATCGACTAATTTGTTCAAATACCATTGAGCTTTCTTAAGTGACTCAATACCCCCTTTATGTTTTTCTCTCCAAATATACTTGGCAACGTTACCTTTTAGGTACCCTTTATATTCTTCTGGCGTTAGCTGCGCTTCGATGGCTTCAATACACTCAATCCCACCCTCCGTATAGTGCGAAGGGTGGTTAACATTATCTACTTCTTTTTTTGCCCAAGGGACTGGGCATACTCCCCCTGGACAATCAGAAATTTCTTCTTCTACCGGTTCAAACCAGCTTTCAGTTTCCGTTGTTGAACCATTGATAGTTCCTGCTCCTCCGGTGACAGTTGACCCATGTCCACCACCAGCTGACGCGGCTGCGGTTCCGCTCCCTGTTGAATTCCCATTTCTGCTGATGGAATTAGACCGGTCAGTCCGCATCGGGGTTGTGCACGAGGATCAATACTTAAATTAACACGATCAGACATATCTTGCTGTGTTAATGCAAGGCCAGTATTGTATTCATCGTATAAAGGTACATCATTCGCTTCATTATCCATCGGTTGACCGAACGTATCCATCGTCGCCATACGTTGTTTAAGTTGATCATGGTTACCCATGAATTCATTTAAGAAGCCCATCTTTTTCCTGTAGTTTATGTCAATTATAATTGACATATGGCTTATAACCCTAACTACCAAAAAGCGCGAGATTCAGGTAGCTCAGGCGCTGAAATTAGTGATCTTAATCCTGGGAAGGCTTATGACGTTGATGTGCGTCGTCTTTCTGAGGATGTTCGAGAAACCGCCCAAGCGGCTGGTACGGACAACGTAGCGAAGCAGCGTCAAGTTGATCAGTCATTGAAAGCAGCACGTGCCGCTGGAAAATATCGCCAGAAGCGTAGCTATGATGAGCCATATACAGATTTGCAAGGACAAACCCCAGCTTTCATTGAAGGTGATGCTTTTGGTAGAGCTGGAGCCACAAACTATGCGGATAAACCGCAATCATCTACTAGTAAACTCTACTACTAGACTTTAGATAGTACAACTTCGTAAGGTTGTCCCTGATATTTACCCTTACGAGTTTTATAATCAACTTCACATTCTTCTCCTCTATAGAACAGGAGTTGACAGATGCCCTCGTTGGCATAAATTTTATTAAACAGTGGAGTGCAGTTACTAATCTCTAGTGTTAGATGGCCTTCCCAGCCAGCTTCTGCAGGAGTAATATTTGCCATGATTCCAGCCCTGGCATATGTACTTTTACCTACAGCAACCACCGTAACGTCTCTGGGTAAAGCCAGATGTTCAACAGCAACGCCGAGGCAATAGCCAAAAGGAGGAAGAATAAAATAACTTCCGCGCTCGTCTTCATGTAACTCAGTCTCCTTTAAAATTTCAGGGTCAAAATTTTTAGCGTCACACATGCCGTGCTGAACGCCACCAAACAGCAAACACTGATTTGGAGAAAGTCGAATGTCGTAGCCATACGACGATAGACCGTAGCTAAGAATCGGGACTTCATTTTCTTTATTAACCAGGTGATCTTGGAACGGGGAGATCATACCTTCTTTGGCTAAAGCCCGGATCTCCTTGTCACTCAGAACAGACATGTTCTTCCTTCGGTCTAAATATCTTAGACGATTATTCTGCCTTTTTCAGAATAAATATCGATAAACGCTTCTGTAGCTTCTCCAATATTATCCTTAGGCTGTAAGTAGACAATGAAGCTACATCCAGTACACTTCTTCTCTAGTTTGTCATTAGCAAAATAACGCCTAATTAAAGAAGGACGTTGCTTCATGATACAAATTGGAAAATCAAAAATATCTTGGTTATACATCATCATGTCCATATAGTTAGTAAAATAAATCGCTTGCTCAACTTCACCAGCCAACCATTTTCTTCTTAAGGTTCTCCACCAAATTGCTTGACCAGATACTAAGGATGGCGACATTCCTCTCGTTGCTTTCCAGCGATCACCTTTCTTATCCCAGAAATAAGACAAGTGTGGTGGAAATAAATAAACATTTCCATGCCACGTCTGTAGATTTAAACCATCGTCAGTTGGTGTGAAGTACTGATCAGCATTAACATAATCATTAGCAACCTTACTGCTAGCAGGATCTAAGTCAATACCGCCCATCAGAAAATGGGCAGAATCAACTAAATCACGATTAGAAATCCACTCAAAACCTTCTGACTTATAGTTACCCTTGCTTTGAGGAAGGCTCATTACGCAGCAGCTTCATTGTAGTCAATAGCAAAGTAGCGCATTCCTTCGTGATCGTTAATGATGTAACCGGCACCAGCTTGCGGATCAATCTTTTGTGCCGCTTGTAAAATTGTCGCAAAAGTTTCGCCTAGTTCACCAGATTCCTGTTCACTAGCACTATGCAATTCTTCTAACGTTAGCCAGAACATACTGCGCTCACTATTGTTTGGTTGAAACACCATGACCCCTGGACCTTCCTCGCCCCAGAATTTCACAAAGTATTTGCCCATATCGCCAAGAATTAACTTGATGGTAGCGTCTGCATAACGAGCACTGTTACCTTCTAAGTCTTTACCGCAGACTGCTTCTAAAAGTTTTTCACGTCTATCCATTTTTAATTAGCTTTTGTTTTTGCAATACAGAAAACATTTTAGGCAATGGTTCGTAAATAACGACCATTTTGCCAAGAACTCCTCGTTTTTTAATCAGCTTTCCATTTTCATCGCGCATTTTATCAAACTCTCCAGATCGAATTAAATACTCAGCTACACAACGTAACCTACGTTTTAAAGGCAGATCAGCATTGGGGAAACGACTACAAATCGTATCTGGTTGCATATCAGCAAAAGCCAACCTCAAACGGTTGGCTAACGTCATATTGCTATTAGGGTCTTCTAATTCAAACTCTTTAACAACAGTGATGTAACGACGCAAGCAGAGATCATCAAATGAACCCTGAGGCGGAATAAAAATTGAGACCTGGTCAGCGAGAGAAGACGATAATATTTCACGATAATTTTCAATCGTTAGTTTGCCAATATCCAAATCTTGAAAACGATTACGCATCTTCTTTATTTGCTAATGGTACGTTATCCCAATGAGAGCGGTCTACATCGTCATAAGTAACGGGACCATCAACTGAATCGAAAGTACGCAGGGTTGCTTCCTCTCCTTTGTAATAAGTAAGAATTAACTGATTCCAAGGAATGCGGACGACATTTTTTCTTGAGCCCATGGGAATGGTGACGTAATGAACACCCTGGGTCCAGCCCCGAATCCGCTTCTTAGGGTCTTTCTTTTTACCTTGCAGAATCCAGTTTCTAATAGTTTGATCAGAGACACCTAAACGTTTGGCACATTCTTCTGTAGAAATGTACTCATCAGCCAAAAATTCAGGACTAACTCTGTCTGTTGTGCCGTCGTTATACCTGGAATGCCACATAGCAGAAAGAATATTTTTAATGCCTTTTAGTTCTGCTGTCACAGAAGCTAAAGACTTTTCGATATCCGACATACTCTAAAGATTAATGCTACAGTTTCTGTAAACATACTGCGATTTTTATGGAAGATCAAGTGACTTCCAGTCAGCAATATCAAACCCCTGGAATGCTGCCAGAAGAAAATAACTATTACTCCGACCCAGCAGGCCAGAGATTTAGTACACCAGCAGAATTTGATCAAGCAGTACAGCAAGGTCAGGTACCCCCACCACCGCCGCCAGGACAACAACCTGGCGTGGTCTATAACGTTCCTGATTTTCAGGCAATGCGAGAAGCTGCTTTACAGCAAGCAATTGAACAAGTTACGGCAAGAAGCCAAAACTTTCCACAGCAGTCTGCCCCTGCTCCAATGCCAAAACCTCAGCCCTCTGCACCAATCCCCCAACCTGTAGCAGAAACTCAACCCAAAGTGGTTTACGTTAGACGCAATTTAACTATTGCAGAAATCCTTGTAGTATTAGCACTTTCTTGTGGTTTAGTAACTGGCACCCAGTTTATTTGGAATGCAGGTGCAGATGTCTTATCACGAATTGAGATTCGAGATAAATAAGGCAACCTATAATTAGGTTTAGGCCGTTGGTATGAGAGCAGGGTGCCAAATAGAAAGATTACACAATTTCCGGCTATTACAGCTAGCGAAATTAATGACGCTGACTTACTGACCCTGGTCAGTGTTTTTGAGGTAGACCCTGCTCTTCGGAACAAAAAACTAACGTTTATACAGTTCCGAGATTATCTTGATCAATATTATATTAACTCTTTAAACTTTGATCCTTTAATTGCCACCAACATAATCATTTCTTCTGGCTTAAACGTCAGTGGACTTGTTTCATTTTCTTCTGGATTAAATGTTAGTGGCATAGCAGTATTTTCAGAAGATGTCACCGTTACAGGTGATGTAGTCGTCAGTGGTGCCCTTTCAGTTGGTGGCACCTTCAGTGGCGATACTATTGATGTCGGTATGATCACTACCGATCAAATTGAAGTTCAAGGAACCGGAACTTTTATTACTGCTACCGGTAGTCAAGGCAATTTTATCGTTGGTAACTTCCAAGAGACTTTTACTAACACAGCCACTGGAATTAATAATAACTATGTAAACGGTAACTATTCCGTTTTAACAGCTGACGTTGCCAATATTGGAACATTAGATATTAGTGGCATTACTGTTACAGGTGATGTTGTTAGCAGTGGCACAATTACTGCTAATGATATTAACGCCACAGGGACCCTTAGTGGTGCAACCATTACAGGTGACTTAGTTAATATTGATGTTCTT